ATGTTCAAGAACGCATTTGCAAACCTGCAAAAAGTAGGTAAATCGCTCATGCTGCCGGTGTCCGTGTTGCCTATCGCAGGTATCCTGCTGGGCGTCGGCTCCGCCAACTTTAGCTGGCTACCTGCGGTAGTCTCCCACGTGATGGCGGAGGCGGGCGGTTCGGTCTTCGCCAACATGCCGCTGATTTTCGCCATCGGCGTCGCCTTGGGCTTCACCAACAACGACGGCGTTTCCGCGCTGGCGGCGGTGGTGGCCTACGGCATCATGGTGAAAACCATGGCGGTGGTTGCGCCGCTGGTGCTGCACCTGCCGGCTGAAGAGATTGCGGCCAAACACCTGGCGGATACCGGTGTGCTCGGGGGGATTATCTCCGGCGCCATCGCGGCCTATATGTTCAACCGCTTCTTCCGCATTCAACTGCCGGAATACCTGGGCTTCTTTGCCGGTAAGCGTTTCGTGCCGATCATTTCCGGTCTGGCGGCGATCGTTCTGGGCGTAGTGCTGTCCTTCATCTGGCCGCCGATCGGTACGGCTATCCAGACCTTCTCGCAGTGGGCGGCTTATCAGAACCCGGTCGTGGCCTTCGGCATTTACGGCGTGGTTGAGCGTGCTCTGGTGCCGTTCGGTCTGCACCACATCTGGAACGTACCGTTCCAAATGCAAATTGGTGAATTCACCAACGCGGCGGGCCAGGTATTCCACGGCGACATCCCTCGCTACATGGCGGGCGACCCAACCGCGGGCAAACTGTCCGGCGGCTTCCTGTTCAAAATGTACGGTCTGCCTGCTGCGGCGATTGCCATCTGGCACTCGGCCAAGCCGGAAAACCGCGCGAAAGTCGGCGGCATCATGATCTCCGCCGCGCTGACCTCGTTCCTGACCGGTATCACCGAGCCGATCGAGTTCTCCTTCATGTTCGTCGCGCCGATCCTGTACGTGATCCACGCTATCCTGGCCGGTCTGGCGTTCCCAATCTGCATCCTGTTGGGCATGCGTGACGGCACCAGCTTCTCGCATGGCCTGATCGACTTTATCGTACTGAGCGGCAACAGCAGCAAAATCTGGCTGTTCCCGATCGTCGGCATCATCTACGGTCTGGTGTACTACACCATCTTCCGCGTGCTGATCGCCAAACTGGATCTGAAAACCCCGGGCCGTGAAGACACCGCTGCCGAGCAGACTGCGCAGGGCGGTTCCGAAATGTCCGCGGCGCTGGTTCAGGCCTTCGGCGGTAAAGAAAACATCACTAACCTGGATGCTTGCATCACTCGTCTGCGCGTCAGCGTGGCCGACGTGTCCAAAGTTGACCAGGCGGGCCTGAAGAAACTGGGCGCAGCCGGCGTAGTCGTCGCTGGCTCCGGCGTGCAGGCCATCTTCGGCACCAAGTCCGACAACCTGAAAACCGATATGGACGAATACATCCGTAATCACTGATTCAGGAAGGGGAGTTACCAAGGGAGGCGAAAGCCTCCCTTTTTTATTTGTTTTTAATTGATTTATAAGTTTTTTTTATTTTACATATCCACATTTAGACCGAGAGATAAGCGATGCTGTGCAACCGCCCACTTCTGCGGGCAGTCTAATTAGCCAAAGATCAATGAGGTTTGTCCGCTGCTTTTGGGGGCGACTGGATAGGACACACTTCTTAGACATCAACTCCAACACCGCCCAGGGGCGACCGGGCAACCTGTATCTGGATGAGTATTTTTGGATACCTGGCTTTAAGAAGCTGCGCCGGGCCGCATCGGGTATGACATCCCAAACGCGTTATCGCTCAACGTATTTTTCCACCCCGTCCAGCATGACTCATGAAGCCTATTCATTCTGGAATGGCACGCTGTTTAACAAGGGCAAATCGAAGGACAGACGCCGGGAAATTGACGTTAGCTACAAACGCCTGGCCAGTGGCCTGCTCTGTGAGGATAAGCAGTTTCGCCAGAACGTCACCATTGAGGATGCGTTACGCGGGGGCTGTGACCTGTTTGACCTCGATGAGCTGCGTGAGGAAAACAGCGATGAAGACTTTGAAAACCTGTTCATGTGCAACTTCATTGACGATACCGCGTCGGTGTTCCCGATGGGGGAAATGCAGCGCTGCATGGTCGACAGTTGGGAGCATTGGACTGATGTCAAACCCTTCGCATTGCGCCCGGTGGCGGCGCGGGAGGTCTGGATCGGTTATGACCCGGCCAGTTCTGAAAACGGCGACAGTGCAGGCTGTGCGGTTATCCTGCCGCCGCTGATTGCTGGCGGCAAATTCCGGGTGCTTGAGCGCCATCAGTGGCGGGGCATGGATTTTTCCGCCCAGGCCAAAAATATCAAAGCGCTGACCGAGCGCTACAACGTGACCTATATCGGTATCGATAACACCGGCCTTGGTCGTGCGGTATCGCAACTGGTGCGCCAATTCTTCCCGGCGGTTAACGCCATCAACTACAGCCTTGAAATGAAAACAGACCTGGTGCTGAAAGCCCGCGACGTGATCAGCTCTGGCCGGCTGGAGTTCGACGCCGGCGCGCTGGATATCGCCCAGGCGTTTATGTCGATCCGCAAACAGATGACCGCAACGGGCCGCCGGGCAACCTACGTCACCAGTCGCGCCGAAGGCGTCAGCCACGGGGATGTGGCCTGGGCAGTCATGCATGCCTTATTCAATGAACCGCTCGAAGGGGCAACCGGTAGCAATACAGGTTTTATGGAGATTTTTTAGATGGGCAAACGCAACCGGAGCTACAAAAACAACCAGTCGATCACGCAGAAACAAAGCGGCACGCAACATGTGGAGGCGTTCACCTTCGGCGACCCGATCCCGATGCTGGATCGGCGTGAAATCCTGGACTATCTGGAATGCAGCATTGTTGACCGTTGGTATGAGCCGCCGATCTCTTTCAGTGGCCTGGCGAAAACGTTCCGCGCTGCGGTGCATCACAGTTCACCGATCACCATGAAGCGCAATATTTTGGTAAGCATGTTCAAGCCGCACCGGTTGTTGTCAAAGCAGGATTTTAGCCGCTATGCGCAGGATTTCATGGTGTTCGGCAACAGCTTTATTGAGGGGCGTTATAACCGGTTGGGCGGTCTGATGAAACTGGCCCCCAGCCTGGCGAAATATACCCGCCGTGGTGTAGAAACTGATTCTTACTGGTTCGTGCAATCATGGATGGAGCCGCATCAGTTTGCGGAGGGTTCTATTTTCCACTTGCTGGATCCCGACATTAACCAGGAGATTTACGGCGTTCCCGAATACCTTTCCTCGCTTAACTCCATCTGGCTTAACGAGGCGGCGACGCTGTTTCGCCGGAAATACTACCTTAACGGCAGCCATGCCGGATTTATCCTGTACATGAACGATACTGCGCACAAGCAGGAGGATATTGATAACCTGCGTAAAGCGCTGAAAGAGTCGAAAGGGCCGGGTAACTTCCGAAACCTGTTTATGTATGCCCCTGGCGGTAAGCCGGACGGGTTATAGCTGAATCCCCTGGCCGAAGTTGCGGCAAAGGACGAGTTTTTGAACATCAAAAACGTCACCCGCGATGATCAGCTTGCCGCGCAGCGCACACCGCCGCAACTGATGGGGATTTTGCCGAACAATACCGGTGGTTTTGGTGACGTTGAAAAAGCTGCACGGGTTTTCGCGATTAATGAGTTGGCTCCGCTGCAAGAGCGACTGTGTGAGTTAAACGAGTGGGCAGGGGAAGATGTGATCAGCTTTAAGCCTTATGAGCTGTTGAAACAGGACTCATAAGCTGTTGCCTAATTGAATCTACAGACTCATGGTTGGTTTAGATTTTTAATCTAAGCTAAATCTGATCTAACTGCCACCTTTTCCCTTCACGCTAAAAGTGGGAGTTGGCAAATATTAAAGTAATCGTGTTATGTCTTTGGTGCTTTAGTTTATTAAATTAATTAATAAGCTAACTAATGTTATAGTGATTATATATTAACTATAATTTGAGGGAGGTGTAGGTTATATGTATAATTTGCAATGCTCATTCATTGATGGTTATGTATTAACCCATAAGTGTAAACATTCCTTGCTTGTAAGGAAATAATGAATGAGGACACTGTGATATCCGGTTTTAGGATGTCATTTATTATTGGTCCTGAAAATATATTATTATATTATGGCGGTGTATATGAATGAAATGGAACCATCTTTGGAGTCTGAAAAATACTTAAAGTGGAAGGCTGAAAGGCTACAACGTTATAGATTGATAATGGCAGTTGTCCCTGCAATTATTGGTTCTATGGCAATAGTTTATAACATGCTTGCACCATCGTATGACGATACATTTTATAGTCGTACGATGACGTTAGTTGGACCAGGGGCATTGTTGATTTCATGCATGGCTATAATAATGACATATCTCCAAACTGGATTCAAAAGACAATCAGAATTGACTATCGACTACGAAAAATATGATCATGAGCTAAGAAATTTGAGGAGTAGCTTGGAACACAGTAGTAAAATAAGTTCATCGGAGTTGAGTGTGTTACAAGGTGATATATTACAGCTTAAAGAACAGTTAAAGAATAGAGAGTCCATAAGTGAAGCTATAACGGCTGAACATAAAGAAGAATTGGTTGATTTATTAAAGACCGAAATTCTAAATGAGTCTTATCAGGAGGCTAGTTCAGATATACTGAAGAATATTGAATCACTGGTGGCGAGTAAAAATAATCTAAGGGAGGTTGAGAAAGTTTTCTTTAGAACGATTGATCGCTTATATTCAGAAATAAATTCGTTGACTAGAAGAGGAAACCTAAATCTGAGCCTAGGGGTTATAACTACAATAATAGGTCTGTTGATTTTAGGATATTTCGTTTTAGAAATAGGCTCTATACCAGAGGATAAGATGGCATTTATCGCTAATTTTATACCTAGGTTATCACTTGTAGTGTTGATCGAAGTATTTGCATATTTTTTTCTTAAGCTATACAAATCTAGCCTGTCAGAAATTAAGTATTTTCAAAATGAGATGACTAATGTCGAGGCCAAGCTTGCTGCGATTAAATGTTCAATAATTGTGTCGGATAATATTGCCATTTCTAGTGTAATACAAGCACTGACGACGACTGAACGTAATGCACTTCTTGAGAAAGGGCAGACGACTGCTGAGATTGAAAAGTCAAGAATTGAACATCAAAATATATCTGTGCTTTCAGAGAAAGTATCAAATTTCATTGGGATCAGAAAACAAAAATAATAGTTTTATCATTTTTAAATGACTGTCGATATTTCTTATATACTAGTGAGTTAGACATTAATATATCTAAACCGACAGTCATATTTTATCTATCTTGACAGAGTAACAAAGCCTGATCAGTTCTAGGGTTATAAATACCATATTGGTTACTTGCCGGTACTCAACTCAGCTGGAGAAAGGTTTTTTATTTTCATCTTTATGATGCACCGTTATTTATATTGGGATTCATCGCATTATTCACTGTGACATGTCACAGTCATTTTATTTTCGTCAAAAAGACATGACACATTTCTGCTGAAAATAAAACTGTGACGTAGCAGCATAGTTTTATGCTGTATTGGTATTATCAGTGCCGGGACTCTGCTTAAATCCGTGTTTTTATCGGCATTGACTTGGATTTAAATGAAAAAATACTGCATATCTTAAGTGCAACAATCTGTATACTTTCTTGCATCCCCAGTCACTCTTCTAAGCCACAATCAGCAAGACTTTGACGTAATTTCTTACTGCATAAAAAGTGAACTCTCAAGTATGCAACGCGGGGGCGGGGGGGACGGCACGGGAAAGGGGATCAATAGGGATCGTTTTTCTATCTACTCAATGCAAAGTTCAGCGTCGTATTCATCTATGGTTCACTGTGAGGTGCGATCTGCTGGCGAAAAGAAAAATACGTCGCTGTGTGGCATAGAGGTACTTTGGTGAGGGTAGTAATGTGCTAGGACTTATGTCGTTACGCTGCGATTATTCATTTTGATTGTATTATTTGTATTAGCTTAGACTTGACCTGTCTGTGTTCAGTGTTAGAACACAATTAAACTTGGCAGTTAGTAACGAGTAACGAGTGAAGAGTGGCCTAACACTGTCCATATTAATTAATGGGGGGTAATTATAATGAATAATTTAACATATGAAATGAGCTTTGAACTATGTCTGCTATTCATCTTCTCAGAACATTACAAAAATTAACATGTAGTGGCCACCATAAAATGATGGCGAAGGACATGTAGTTAAGGGTAAAGGGATGATGCAGAAAATTACGGATATTAAAAAACTGGCATTGCAAGGGAAATTCAAGTAGCAGATGCCTCTGAGGTAGATAATATTACTTATCTGTTTTTTTTAATTTTTTCATCACATCCGAACCATATTTTTTCACCATTCTATCTACAAATGAATGTTCTATATGTTCCGCAAAAGCTAATAAGCCCTTTAATTTTTCAATTTCATTTTCACTCAACTTATCTAAAGAAAAATGATGAATAGCTGATGAAATATATCTTTTTCTATCTCGTCCAAGTGAAATGTTATCGTCATTAGAAATAGTTACACCAGTAATATGACGATTATGAGCTTTAGATGAGAAAATGGTTTTATCATTATTTAAAAAAATAGCATCTTTGAAAATATCAAATAAAACTTCCTTTACTATTCTATCGAAACCGACAAGTACATTTTTCGTGTTTGTTGAGAATGTCATATCATCAGCATAGCGAGTGAAACTTACCCCTTTGTTATTACATACTTCTTCAATACGTTTGTCAAAGGAGTACATAATTGCATTGGAAATAAAAGGAGAGCTGGGGGCACCAACGCTCAATTTTAAACTCGCTTTTCTATGTTCACGGTAGAATAAACAGTTAGATATAATTGATGTATCGTCTTCATCGAAAAAAATGTTGTTTCTTTTGCACTCAGAAAAGAATATCTTAGGTGTTAATGAGTTGAAGAAGTTTGATAAGTCAAGCTTTAATAAATAACTGTTCTTTGAGTGAAAAAGTGCATTTTCTTTTATTCCCCGGCCTGGTCTGTAGGCATAAGCACATTCATGTATAGGTAACAGATCAGACAGTTCTTTAACTATTATTCGTTGAATAAACTTCAATTCTTTTGATGGATGGGCAATCCGTCGCATTTCATCGGAGTTTCTTTTTGCTATATCATAAATCTTATATCGATAAGGCGAGGTGGCGATAAATGTATTAATGAGCTCATCACTCAAGAATAGCGTGCTTTGTAAAAGTTTGCGGAATGATTTTGGATTATTAGACATTTTCTTCACCATACTTAGCTAAAACACGAATGCGTCGCTGCTCTTTATCACCTAATTTTATAACAAGTTCTTGTTTTAACTTCATCTTGTTTTTTGCTTTATCGAATGGTTTTTTATCTATATAAGATCCAAACTTTATATAAGTATCACTTTCCAATTTCTTAATTGGAAGGAAATAAGTGTTAGTGCTTCTTTTTTTCTTTTGTATGAGATCTAAGGTTAATAATAAATATATTAATTGAGAAAGGCGTTTTTGTGATATATTCATCATGAATAACGAAAGGACTGAGTCTATTTCAGAAAGTTGAACAGGGAAACAGATGTTTATTATTTCAAGTATTAGCATGCATAAATGACCGTCATCATTTTTTCTGAATTTTTCAACCTTGACTTTGGATTTTAGTCTGTAGAATATATCTTCGCAGATCTCTTTCCATACTTCCTTATCAAACTTTCCATTTTCTGAATCATATGGATAAGTGAATACAGCATCGCTGACGTGAGAGGATATTCTTTTTAGGGGTCCTAGGAAAATAAAAGAGTCCTCGGCCTCTACATGACCTTCAGGAGCAATAACACAAATTTTATCATAAAGATTCTCGAAAGAAGAAAAAATGCCTAATTCAACTAATGAACCAGGACTTTCAAGAAATAATAGCACTTGCGATGATATCTTAGCGATGTCATGCTCAAAATGAAGTAAATCATCATATTGACCAGACTCTATATAATCTTTAAAAGACTCAGCCATCCGGAGGCAATTATGAAAATCTGTGTGTGCAGTGGCGGTATAAGCGTAAAGCTGCCCACGCATACTGGAAGGAATATCTTCTCTTACATCTACTAGTCCTCCGCAAACGAATATTAAATCTAGACTACTATTGTTTACTGAGAAATTTTCAACGTCGAGATTTTTAAATGTATCTTTTATAGTTTCTTCGTACATCTAAATTTCCAAAAAAAAGAGACCAAAAGCCTCTTTTTAACTCTTTACTAAAGGATGCGGCGGATGCAAATCGGCCGATCGTGTGAGGAACGAGCAGGATCGGCCGATTTGCATCTGACGCAACCCTAAATCTAAACAATAAGTTAGTGTCTGGCGAAACGCCCGACAAGGCTGTATTGAAGCCCATACGCTAAAGAGTAAATCCATCATACAATGATGAGTAGTAGCTATCAATTTTTTTTTACCGAGCTTCTAACTCCAAATTGGAAGCTTTACCCGGCTTTGTTGAATAAATCGAACTTTTGCTGAGTTGAAGGATCAGATCACACATCTTCCCGACAACGCAGACCGTTCCGTGGCAAAGCAAAAGTTCAAAATCACCAACTGGCCCACCTACAATAAAGCCCTCATCAACCGTGGCTCCATAACTTTCTGGCTGGATGATGAAGCTATTCAGGCCTGGTATGAGTCGGCAACGCCTTCATCACGAGGCAGACCTCAGCGCTATTCTGACCTTGCCATCACGACTGTGCTGGTCATTAAACGCGTATTCAGGCTGACCCTGCGGGCTGCACAGGGTTTTATTGATTCCATTTTTACACTGATGAATGTTCCGTTGCGCTGCCCGGATTACACCAGTGTCAGCAAGCGCGCAAAGTCGGTTAATGTCAGTTTCAAAACGTTCACCCGGGGTGAAATCGCGCATCTGGTGATTGATTCCACCGGGCTGAAGGTCTTCGGTGAAGGCGAGTGGAAAGTCAAAAAGCATGGCCAGGAACGCCGCCGTATCTGGCGTAAGCTGCATCTGGCAGTTGACAGCAACACACATGAAATCATCTGTGCAGACCTGTCGCTGAACAATGTGACGGACTCAGAAGCCTTCCCGGGTCTTATCCGGCAGACTCACAGAAAAATCAGGGCAGCATCGGCAGACGGCGCTTACGACACCCGGCTCTGTCACGATGAACTGCGGCGTAAGAAAATCAGCGCGCTTATCCCTCCCCGAAAAGGTGCGGGTTACTGGCCCGGTGAATATGCAGACCGTAACCGTGCAGTGGCTAATCAGCGAATGACCGGGAGTAATGCGCGGTGGAAATGGACAACAGATTACAACCGTCGCTCGATAGCGGAAACGGCGATGTACCGGGTAAAACAGCTGTTCGGGGGTTCACTGACGCTGCGTGACTACGATGGTCAGGTTGCGGAGGCTATGGCCCTGGTACGAGCGCTGAACAAAATGACGAAAGCAGGTATGCCTGAAAGCGTGCGTATTGCCTGAAAACACAACCCGCTACGGGGGAGACTTACCCGAAATCTGATTTATTCAACAAAGCCGCTTTACCCTTGAGTGACTCTAACGAGTCTATGGCCTAACTTGCTTCCTGTGGATTAGTACACCGATGTTTGTAATGCCAGCTCAAACCCGAACTAATACACGCCATTCATTCGCCATTGCTATTCGCGTCCGGCGAAGATTCTATAGCGTTGTCAGCATTAGTTTTTTATAGCCTGATGTTTGCCAGCACTCAGAATCTCCCTGCATGCAACACCCGCCTAGCTCGCCCGGTAGGGTGTCTCCGCACTTCCCGCAGCTACTTTTACGCAGCTCTGCCAGCTGTTTATGCAACAGCTTATTATCCTGGCGGATGAGGCCGAGCAAGTATTCTGTTACCTCGTAAGGCTCTCTCGCGATCCGGCGCTGCTGGCAGCCTTCCAGAATCATCGCCATTTCCTGACTGTCTACGCGCAGGGTGATCGTAGTGATGCCTTTCGCCTTGTCGCGCTGACGCTGGGCGCGTTTACGTTCTGCTGAAGTGGTCATGCTATTCCTCCGCTTGCTGTTTTATGGCTTCTTTTCTCAGGTGGTCGCCGACAAGGCGCGTTTGTTCCGGCACCTGCCGATGCCATAGGGCAGTTAGTCGCGTCAGCGCGGTGGTTGCTGCCGGCGTTGATTGCCTATACAGACAACCGTCAGTACGCGCCTGATAGCGCTGACCGTCTATAGTGACCGTTGCCCCCCTGGCCACCGATTTCAAAATGCAGGCATCCAGACTGAAACCAATGGACTCGGCGAAGCTGCTGATCTGGCGTTCCAGCTTGCTGAGTGGCCGCTTGATTGTGTTAATGCCAATACTGGTCGTAGGTGGCCGGTGATTATCAGCCTCCTGCCCAGCATCCAAACTGAAATAAGCCAGGGCACGTTGCTCTTGTTCGTGGCGCACCTGTTCCCGCCACCGCTTATTGCTGGCCGGATCTGGCAGTATCGACCTTATTGATGGCAGATTTAGCCCCTCGTCTGGCAATGCGAAGCCCTCGGCGACGCTCGTAAATGGATTTTTCATGGGTTCTGGCGGTGCGCTGCGTATTCGCCGGAGCATCAACCGCCGTTCTTTGTCGGTTATTCGCTCAAAATCGGGGGGTTCAGGCGGTGGCGGGGGGGGCCAGCACCTGCTTGGTTTTTAGCCTTTTCGGCTGCACCGTACAGTTATTGACAGAACTCCGAGAGGGCGCAGGCGCGCCCTTAACGTCAACGGCCAGGTCAACGGCACGGGCCGGAACAAACTTCCATTCCTTCGTGCGGGTGATAATTGGGGTATCCATCCCGACCGGTGGTGAAAACACACCCCGTAACTACCTCGGGCCGCATGAATAGCAGCATATGCCAGTGAGGCGTGCCGTCACTGTGCGGCTCAGCCACACGGATCCCGAAGATACGAAACCCTTTACGATGTAGCTTGGCGCGTGCGCGTTCCCACACATTACGCAGATAGCGCTGCGTTTCGTCCGGGCTGGCTCCACACCATTTGCGATTGCGGTGGCATGTCTGTTGGTGGCATGGAAGCGGGAAGGGGCTGTCAGGGTGTAAAACTCCCCCACGAACCCCATCTCGTTGCAGATATCCTCAAAACCACGAATGCGGTTCATCAGCTCGCACCGACGAATGGCTGGATTTGCAACGCTGTGATCGTATTTGTCGATCACCGAAATGCGGTTGCCTTCGTCGTCTTCCAGTTCCATCGATTTTAAGAATTCACGGGTGCGGCGTTTTTGCTCCCGCCAATCGCTGACAGTTGGCCGGCTGGCATAGGGCGTCGCTTTTTTGCTGACGTGACCAATGGCAATATGCAGGTGCTCTTTCCAGCGGTCGGCATGGCGTCGCAAACGGCGCAGCCACCAATCTTCTGACATCATGCGCATGATTGCCGGTGAGGTGTTCTCCACTGTCATTTTCCAGCGGGCCACCTGGTAGGTTTTCCACAGTGGCGGTTTTTGCTTAAACCTGCGGGTGAGCGCGGCAGCCCCTTTATAAAGCGCCATAACGTTCAATAATTCAGAAGACCGGGCAGTCTCTTCATCGACTACGCTCAGTTCTTGCTTGATGACAGCGGCGATATCTTTCGCCAGCAGTTCAATATCAGCTCGCCCAGCGTCTGGCAGATGGTTAAAGCGGTGGCACAGGGCGGCATCGCTGTTGTTAAATACCCGACAGAACTTGCAATAGCGGTAGATAAATAAGCCAACCAGACCAAAGGCGATATATGCAGCCCATTCTTTTATAAGGACGCGATCGGATGCTTATTACCTATCTGAGAGCACACCCCGCGACGCCTATCGCCCACACGTTAATGGAAGGGATGCGCTCTCAGATAAAGCCGGGCAACCCGGCAATCAGGCGAAACACGGTGTTTCGCGTGGGGATGGGATATCGCCATTGTTGCAGCGTGACACCAAGCTATCGATCACCGTAGCAGCTACACCATCGCCTGCGGCTTCTGCGGCACTAAATAAGCCAGTAAGGCTAACGCTCAAGCGGAATGCGTGGTCATTCAGTGAAACAGCCCGCACTGCTGGAGCGATAGCGCTGGCTGCATTGATGTTTTGGGCTTTGGCGTGGTACTGCGTCAGCAGTTCATCAACCAAAATGATGTAAGCCTGTTTCATGCTGTCACCTGCTGTTGTGCGTAAAGTTGGTCGATGTAATCCGTTGCCAGTGCCTGTGCATCGAACAAACCGTAAGACTGATCGCCTTGGCTGACTTCATACCTAGCGATCGGGTTAGCGATGGTGCATGGGCGGTAAACAATAACAAAGCTGCGATAGCGTGATGAATTACGGCTAATTTTGGTGATAGCGTGTTTGCTTGATCGCATTTCCCACCTCAACTCATTTGTGCAACAAACTTTTCCGCGTGACGCTTGGCATTCAGATAGATGGCGTACAGGTTTACGCGACGTTTTGCGCCTGGCCGTGCTTGCAATATTGGCAGGGCGCCGGTATCGGCCTGTGTACGAATGGTTTGTTTGTTTTTCCCGATGCGTAGGGCGTAGTCAGAGATCGACTCTTCCAACAGATCACCAAATGGATAATCAGCCGGGAGTTGGTTTTCCCTTACCCCAATCACCTTTTTTTGTCGGTTTTTGTTCATAGTGATACCCTTTAAGATCACGCAGATTTAAGTTATTAAGGTCATTTGCACGTGACCTTTTCAAAAGGATAGTCATTTGGACGTGACCATGCCAAGCGATTACGCGCAAAAACTGAAGTCGATCCGACAAGCTGAAGGATTAACTCAGAAGGCTTTTTCCGATTTGGTAGGGGTTCCGCTTGGTTCGATAAAGAACTATGAGACGGGTCAGACCGAGGCAGGTTTAAAAACGATCGAACTTGTGGTTAATAACCCGCAACTCAAAAAGTACACGATGTGGCTTATGACAGGGGATGTCGCGCCGGAAATCGGCCAGATTTCGCCTGTTCTCTCCCCTGATGGGCACGAAAGTACATCCAAGACCCAAAAAGGCCTGAAGGCTGGCTAATCGCCTGGAAGATCATGAATTATTGGGGAAAAGGCGGAGTTTGTTTCGAAAGGAATCTTTGGGATGAGTATTAAATCGCTCGGCGCGGAAGGCTATATGGTGGATGTGCGCCCCCAGGGTCGCACGGGTAAGCGTATCCGCAAGAAGTTTAAGACGAAATCCGAGGCACAGCAGTTTGAACGCTGGGTTATCGCGACACAGAACAATAAAGACTGGGTAGATAAACCAGCCGACCAACGACCATTAACGGAATTGATAGACCTTTGGTTTAAGCATCATGGCCAGAACCTGAAAGATGGCGTGAAGATAGAGCATAAATTGCAGGTGATGGCGGCCAAAATGGGTAACCCTAAGGCCTGCCAGATCACCCGATCGTTCTTTTCTGATTATCGTGTGCTTCGCCTCGCCGAAGGCAGAAAGGCAAAAACCGTCAATCTCGACCAAGAAAAGCTGGGCGGGGTGTATTCCGTTCTCATCGATTTGGGGCTTTACCACGGTGAGCATCCGCTCAAAGAGATGAAAAAAATAAAGCTGCCGGATCAGGAAATGGGTTTCTTAACTCATGACGAAATCTGGCAACTGCTAGACCGGTTGGAAGGTGATCATTTGAAGGCGGTTAAGTTGTGCCTGGCAACAGGGGCACGCTGGGGTGAGGTGGTCAAAGTTCGGCGCGAAGAGCTGATCGGTAACAAAGTGACTTACCTCAACACCAAGAACAGCAAAAACAGAACTGTCCCGGTCTCAACCGAACTCTGTAAAGAAATTACTTCTGGGATCAAGGCTGGGCCAATATTCGCCGAACTCAATTATTCGTACGTGAGAATGTGTATCAAGGAGGTTGCCCCCGGGTTGCCGGCAGGACAGGCCGTTCACGTTTTGCGCCATACCTTCGCTAGCCACTTCATGATGAATGGGGGCAACATTTTGGCACTGCAACGAATTTTGGGGCATTCAAGCATTTTGCAAACAATGTCTTATGCGCACTTTGCACCAGACTATTTGGAAGACGCAGTAAGATTTAACCCACTTATAAACGTAAAGGAGAGCGTTATCCATGCCTGATAATATTGAAGTGCCTAAAGAAGGTTTGTATGTATCCACAATTCCGGGTGGAGAACGTTTGGTTGTTGTTGATGTAAACGTGGTAGAGGATGACGATGATGAAGAAGGGGATGAAATCTTTTTCTTGGTAACATTCGTTAATGAAGGTGACGAAAACGATATGTCAGCGCCAAGTTGGGAATTCGAGCCCACTGAATGGCGGGAACATGTTGCGAGAGAGAAACTAGAATTTGTTGGCTAA